GGTAAAACGTCTGTCAATCCTGTCCTATCCTATGTTGCATAAACCCATACCAATGCACAGTCATTCTGCTATTGACGGATACTACGTTTACTCTCCTTAAAGAGGAACATACTAAATACATACTAAACACACGCCCTGCCAGCTTCATGCCAGCGGCGTTTCGGTCATGCGTTCTGCTTTGACACCTCTGCACCTCCAAGTCGTTACTGCGGCCAGCCCCGCACTCGTTTGTTCATTGCATGGCTGTCAAAAAGTTCGCAAGTACCTATTTCCCCTGCCCCTTCGGGTCATTCCTCGCGAGACAAATTGGCACTGGCGAACTTCAGGCTCCGAGCAAGCTCGTCATTTGCCCTCCCTGCATGAAGTCCTCGTTGCGGGGATGGTCCTCGCAACAAGACAACTTGGAGATTAGATATGACAAAGAGAACAGCACAACCTACACTTACTGACATGAAACTGGCAGTCATTAAATATCATACACACTCAAATGATAATCCTGACAATAAGGTCGGTGGTCGTGTCATCAACGAAAAATTCCTTATTGGTCTTGGTCGGGACGCTTGCTTCACATCTAACAATAGCCTTAACTTCAAACGTAAGCAGATCGCTGACGCCCTTGCAGACTACGATCAGGCTAGAAAAGATGAGAACGCTTACGACATGAACCGCAGCGCCAACTGGCTTGCCATCCTAGAGCCAGAGCTTGACGAACTTCAAGTACGTCATGACGCAGACAAAGAGGTCTATCATCACCTCACAGGCGGTGAGACTTGGACACCATCAGCCCCCAAGAACACACCCAAAGTTACTAACATCAACTTAGCTCAGATAAACAAGCTACGGGCAAGGGTGGCATAAGCCACCGCACCACAGGGCGGCTTCGGTCGCCCTTCATAGCTAACCAAGAGGACATCACATGAATAACAGACACTTGTTGGACGCAGTAATCAGCGGCATCGCGCTCGTCGTGTTTGTCGTTGGCACTATCGCGGTGCTATACGGGGCTGGCTTTGCTGGCTGAAACGAAATCAACATTTTTTAATTTCACAACGTAGACAATCAAATGGAGAATCAAATGCTAGATACTATGAACACTACAGACTGGGACTTTGCGATTGACATGGAGCCATGCTTAGACATGCGTGGCAATGAAATACCTAAGATGCGTAACCTAATACGCACTGATACAGGTGAATCGCTTGGTACTCACAAATCTAAGTACAAACCAATTACGCACAGCGATGCGGTCAATTCAATCATGGACTCAATCAAACAAGCTGACATTAGCTCAGACTACAGCGTTAAAACACACGTTGCGGACAACGGTGCTAAGATGCGGCTTGAGGTATTGTTCAACGACGTTTTGTTAGAAGACGCTGAAGTAAATGATTACATTCAGTACCGTGTTCAAGCATACAATAGCTATGATGGTAGCTGGGCCTTTCAGCAATCAGCAGAGGGCTTTCGTTTGTGGTGTCTCAATGGCTGCACTACTGCCGACACTGTAGCTAAGACATGGGCCAAGCATACAACTAACGTAAGCGTAGATAGCTCGGCTCATAAGATAGCTGATGGTCTTGAAATGTTTCTTAATAGCAAGGGAGTATGGGAAGCATACAGAAGTACACCTGTCACTACCGAACAAGCAGAGTCCTTCTTTAAAAAGACTGTATGTAACGTACAACACAAGGCAAGTCATGCTAAGTTTAATGACAGGCAGTTACAGAATCTACTGGGTGGCTTTGATAATGAGCGAGCGCAGTTAGGTAATACCAAGTGGGCTTTGTATAACTGTCTAACATCATGGGCTACACACACGGACGAAGCCAAGTCGCCAGAGAATGCAAGACGTATTCGTGAAGCAGCCATCATCAAGGCCATGAAGCACAAGTCATGGTTAGAACTAGCGTAAGGAGAAAGCGCATGTATTCACTAAGTATTCACAATGTAACTAAGGTTGAGCTTAAGGTTACCAAGCTATTCAATAACTTTGGCAGTCGTGATCTTGAGATTACTACTGTAGATTATGAAGGCAAAGAGACTCAGCATACTATTGGTTTGTATAGCAAGGGTCATGCAGATTTAGTGCCTATCGTTGATGGCTTAGTTACACATCACTATGCGGATGATGACCATAATACTACACAAACAGCAGCTTGAGTTTGTAGCTGATATGTTGGGGCGGTCAGTTAGCTGGCCGTCTCACCTTCATGTCTTTGCTGATGAGTTGAAGCAAGCTAATCCCAACTTCAACAAAGATAAATTTATTCAACGTGCAACCAAGGCTTGGGAAGATCAGCAGCCTTTAGTGGAGATGGACGATGACATACCTTACTGAATATGAGTGTGCTGATTGCAATGAAACTTTTGATTTGCATGAGCCACCGTATGATGGGCTGTCTATATGTAATGAATGTAGAGATGAACCTAGCTATTGCGGTACTTGCTATGGCAAGGGCGTAACGGAAAAGGATGTACCTGTTATTGATTATATCAATGGTGGGTACATAAAGACACGTTATGAAACATGCCAAGAGTGCGGCGGCGATGGCTGATTACCTTGAGACTTGGCCTGAAATTAAAGCAAGGCACAAGCGAGAGAAGATAGAGTTGCTGCAATCATTGTGTAATCATTACACTGTGGATGTAGCGGCTCGTATCTTAAATACTAAACAAGCAACCCTTAGAAGATACGCTATAGATCATGGCGTTAAGTTCCTACGAAAGATACGGAATGGCAAATACAATTACGAATCACCGCATGAAGTTACTGTTAGCTGCAAAGATACTTGAGGTACGCAAGCAGATGATAACAACTAAAGCTCTTGCGGAAGTATCAAAGACAAGCAGACAGTCAGCAGTAGATAAGCTACAGCGAATGCACCCCATTTACTTTAACCGCGAGGGTTTAGTATTTCATTCTAACACAGGCAGAGTAATGGAGTATTCTTTGACAGAAAAAGCAAAGCAATTAATCAAGGAGCACTTGACCAAGTTTGCATAGTCGCAGTACTAGATAGCATGGATAGTTATTATGAAATGCTAATTAAAAAAGCTGCGGAAGCTAATGTACCATTGGCTAAAGCCTTCATCAAAGCTGGTGTACCTACCTCTACATACTACAGAACTCTCAATGGCTCAGAGTTAAGGTACAGTACAGCTAAGAAAGTATGGAGAATGCTAGAGTTATTAATGGGCGCCCATCCTAATTACGACAAACGTAAACTTACCCCACCAAAATGAAACCTTACGACTACATAATAGATGAACTTATTAGTAGGCGAAAAGACTTAAAGCTATCTCAAAATGATTTGGACTTTAAGATAGGATGTTCAGACGGGTTAGTGCAAAAGTGGGAGACACAGAAGCGTATACCTAGTGGTTTTATGTTATCATGCTGGATTGATGCGTTAGACTGTGAGTTACAAATCAAACAAAGGTAAGTCAGCTTACTGCGATCATTGCGATCAAGAGTGTAGGTATTATGTAGCTATACTGTCGGGCAAGTATCCTAAGACGCATTGGTTTCTGTGCATGCCTTGCTATGAGGAGGACAAGTGGCAAACAAAAATAAAAACAAAGGGACTTACCATGAAAAATGGTTTGTTGAATGGCTCAAGTCAATCGGCGTTGAGTGCAAGCGAGTCCCCCTTAGCGGTGCGCTCGGTGGAGAATGGAGCGGAGACATTCACCTCACACTGGACGGACAGCGATGGCTGGTAGGTGAAGTTAAGTACAGAGATAAGTCTAACTTCCCTAGTCCATTCACTGTCTTAGAAGGCAGAGACATAGCCTTTTATAAACGAAGAACGGGTAAGCCTCAGACCTTAGTCATAATGTCAGGCGAAGAGTTTGAGAAAATTATACAAGGAGAATAGCATGGCAAAAAAGCCAAGGGTTACAGACTCAGAAGAGTTTAAATTATTTTGGCAGTCATACCCAAGAAAGATAGGTAAAGGCACAGCACGTTTTGCTTTTAAGTATGCTTGTGAGATAGAGGATGCGGAAGTAATCATAGAGGCTGCACAAAAGTTTCAGTTGGTTAGCATCAACACAGACATACGCTTTATACCTCATCCTACTACATGGCTAAGAGCAGAGCGATGGGAGGATGATCTATCCCACTTTGATAGTAACAATGACTCACGCCTTGATGACATACTAAATGCACAATGGGATGATAATGTGTTTAGCTTGGAGGATAAACGCAATGGCACAACTTGATTACAACTATAGAACACAAGCCATAGGCAAGTGGCTTCAAGCTACACTCAAGCGGTACACACCACCGCAGGGCATGACCAATGAGACTCTATTGCAAGAGATGAAGTTCATTGTGCAAGACATCAATGGCATCATGCCCAATCATGTCAACGATGGTTTAATTGATTTGTTTTTAGAGAGAACAGACAGACAGGTACGCGCCATCCATGGAGCGCGTAACTGGCCGTCTGTCAAAGTGTTTGTCACTGCTGCCAAGTCTGCTGCTGACGAAACCAATCGTGCTGTAGCTACAGAAGGCAAGAGCGAGTGGGACTTTAATCCATTCACTGCCATAGAAAAAAGAGTCAAAGCCAAAGACTATGTACCAGTTGATTATCTATATGGTCGGCTATCGCACGGCTTAGTTAATACAACTACAGTTACAGATGATGAACTGGATGAATACAGATTTACCTATGAGACTAGACTAAAGGAGGAACAAGGTGACAAGACCGCCAATGCAACGATTGAAGAGCTTACCTCTAAGCACAGCGCGTTTAAAAAAGATTGGCATATTAGAGAAGCGAGTGGAGAGACTGAATCACCTGATAGAAATGCAGATAGAAAGGGACGGTGGCAGAAAGCAAGACATGAGTATATCCCAATGGCGCAGCGAGTTGGTGCTAGTGCTTGAGGAATTATTTAAAATAGCTGTTGATGTTGCTGCACATATGCAGTACAAATAGCCTTGATAACAATGGAGAATGTTATGAAACGTACAGGATTTATAGGTGGGTCTGACTGTGTAAAAATTATGCAGGGAGATTGGTATGATCTATGGCAGATCAAGACGGGCAAGATACCTAGCCCTGATCTTAATGACAACCTTGCGGTACGCATGGGTAGTTACACTGAGTCATTCAACATGCAGTGGTTTGAAGAAAACATGCCAGCAGATGACGATGCTTTCTTTATAACTAAACATCAATATGAGTATCAACGCAATGTTGATGGCGTACCTATGAAGGGTACAATTGATGGTATGTGTAGTGATTCTATTGTTGAGTGCAAGCATACCAATTCATATAATACTATGGATGGTCTGATTGAATACTACATGCCACAGTTACAGTGCTACATGAAGCTGGCTGGCAAAGACGGATGCTTTCTTTCTGCTTTCTTTGGCAACAACAAGTGGGAGTGTTCGCACGTTGCATGGAGTGAGTCATACTTTAATCTTATGATGACTGCGATCAAACAATTCTGGCATCATGTAGATACAGATACAGAGCCGCTTGGCTACGATCAGCCAGCGACCATGAAGATAGATAGCATACCTGTAGATGATATGATTAAACGTGATGCAAATGGCGACAATCACTTTACATCTATAGCTCACGACTACATTGGCAACGAAGCCTATGCCAAATCGTTTGAGTCAGCCAAGAAAAGCCTCAAGCAAATGGTGGGAGATAATGAACGGGAAGTGTACTGTGACTTGTTAACTATACGCAGAGACAAACGCGGTTCACTTAGAATATCAACACGCAAGGAGAATGCGGTATGAAGATGAAACGTAAAGCAGTAATGGCAATGTGCGGTTTAGGTACATCAACTATAGATAGGTACATGGAGAATGGTTTCTTTCCAAGACCTATTCCACTTACAACTGTGTGGGAATCAAATGATATTAAACTGTGGGTAAAGAGCCACGGCAAAGGACCATTGGGTTATACCTATGGTTATGAAAGCGGTACATGGCCTATGTGGGATATGATTGTAGCTGATGCAGGTAAACAAAATGATATTGAAACAAGCAAAGTTAAAGCACAAGCAGAGCTTAACCAAAAACGTGAGGGCGCTGTTAATCTACGGTATGTAGCTGAACGCCTTCGTGACATAAAAAATATGGACGAGGTAGAGGCATTCTACAAAGAGTGTGTCTACAATATTGGTATCAACACACTGCGTAATGGAGAAGCAGATGGATAACCTAGACATATGGAACAGGGTTGAGCAATCAGACCCTAAGTTCCTAAAGCAAGTGAGCTTTGGCGCACGATCATTTACAGCCATTGATCCTATGTATCAGATACGCTGCGCTACTGCAGAGTTTGGCCCCATTGGTAAAGGATGGGGCTGGATCAATCAGACTAGATTCATTGATCTATCCAACGGTGACAAGGCTGTAGTTGCAGACGTACAGGTATGGCACGGTGAGTTGGTCAATGCCTTTGGCCCCTTCACTGGGTGCCGTAAGTTCTTTGATGCAAAGAAAGGCAGACTTGCCGAGGATGCACCGAAGATGGCTGTCACTGACGGCCTAACCAAAGCCCTATCACACTTAGGGTTTAACGCTGACGTTTTCCTTGGGAAGATGGATGGCAACAAGTACGCCGCAGATAGTGGTGGGAAAGGTGGGTGGTAAGTACACAAAAGAAACTATTCAAAAAGTTTGGTGCCCTCGTTGTGGAGCCAAACCTAATACGCCTTGCAGGAATAACGCAGGTCGCAATCATCTTGAACGAATGAAAAAAGTTCAAGAGTTTATGAACTCTAAAATAAAATCAAGGAGCCAGAAGCATGGCAGAGTACGACAACACTAACTCAGGTGCAGCATTCAAACCATTTGATACGCAGCGCATGATACTACAGGGCAAGCTCAACAATCAGGGCAACGATAGTAAGATCGTACTTGTAGCAGATCAAACAAAAGCTGGCATGAAGATCATTGAGGTGTATCAAAAGCTAGGCGTTATGTTTGAGAACGATAAGAAGGGCAACGAGAAAGCACCCGACTACTCAGGGCCAGTAGATGACACCAAGTTAAAACTAGCAGGTTGGAAGAAATCTAAAGATGGTGGCAACTATATGTCTCTCGCTCTCTCAGAGAGCCAACAGCAGCAGACTCAGAGTCTTGATAAGGCTAAGGTGCCTGACATAGACTTTGATGATGAGATACCGCCGTTCTAATGGGCGTTGATCCACACTTTGATGGGGATGACTATGTGCATGAGCGTGACTTCAATAGGCTCATGCCACAGTTACAAAAAGTAAAACAATACATGGAGGAAAATGATTGGGTTACGCTATCTGAGTTGAGCAATGCAACGGGCGCACCAGAGGCAAGTGCAAGCGCTGCATTGCGAGACTTACGTAAGAAGAAGTTTGGCTTTCGTACTGTATCAAGACGATACGAAGGCAACGGACTCTATGCTTACAAGCTAGAACCTGCTGACTACAAAGAGCCAGTAGAGCCAGAGATAGCAGACGATTGGTGGAAGCACATATAAGTCTAT